CCTTAACAAATACTTTTGAAATCAGATTGCAACGAAGGTTATTTTCTTTAACAGAATTATATTTTATACCCTCATTATTTGAAAATATAATGTATTCTGAATTTTCAACTCCGTTAAAATTCACTGTGCCGTTAGCTTCAATTCTCGGTATATGACCATAAGTGTTTATTGCAAATTTGTAAAGAGCTTTCCAGTTGGTAGTTCCCTTTGGAACATTCAGTATACCGTAGTATGTTTTACCTCTACCCATATAATCAGTAAAACCTAAAGTTTTCAGATGTTTGTTAAAAATTATTGATGTAGTCGGGTTGGTGTAATTCACAGGCTTGCTTTCATTGTCGAGTAATAAAGCCGCCATACTGCGAGCTATTATTCTTGTAAAAGCAGATTTTTCGTCAGAAATAAGTTGTTGCTCGTCAACTACGCCTCTAAAAACCAGCTCGTTATTTTCTTTCAGAGAAATTTCTTTAAGTTCTCTCAGGTTTTTTATCAAAGGAAATGTTACGGTTAAGTCATCTGCAGGAACATCATTCTCCTGATTTATCGCCAGATACAATGGCTCAGGAAGATTGACAATATTGTTTTCAATATCAATACCCATTACAATCAGCATATTCTCACCTTGTCACCCTTCATCAGCTCATCTATTCTTTTTATGTGAGGATTCAACAAAACCAATGTATTCATTTCAACGCCGTATTTATAAGAAATATCCCATAAATTTTCATAATTATTTTTGACCGTATAGTAAGAAGCGTCACGGCTTGTATTGCTTTTTGATGTATCCTCAATGAATTCAAAATTATAGGTAACAACATCAGGTGTAGGGTCACAGGCAAGCTCAATGGACTTAAAAAACGCATAAAAAGGTTTTGTATCAGGCAAAGATAAAATCCCGCTGCCTTCCCCACTTTGAAGCTCAAGAAGCCTTTGAAACTGCACAAGGCAATCCTCACCGCAAAGCTGACCTGTGCCTTTTATCACTCTTGATTTGCCTCCTAAATCCTGTATGTCTGTATTGCCGAAAGGAACCTGATTTTCTCTGAGAAGCTGTTCCTTTGTTATCTTCAGGGTTTTAGGATTATGCACCCAGGAATATCCTTTATATCTGATTTTTGCAAGAATCATTTTGCGTTTGCCTCCTCTTCTTCTGTTAATGCTCTGTTAAATCGTCTGCTGTCCTGACGAAAAATTTCGCTGATATTCTCAGCCTCTGTCAATCCTGACTCATTGAGAAAATATTCTATGTCCATTCTCAACTCATCCTTTCTGCTCTTATGGTAGAAACAGTCACGAGCTTTCCGTTATTATCAACATAGGTTTCAGTTTCTATAGATTTGCACCCTTCAAACACACGTGCTTTTTCATTACTTTTAAATTCAAGTTTAAAACTGTTATTTCCAAAATCTTCAAAATCCTGTGTATATTGCTTCAAGGTAATTACATAACTTTCTGAACTGCTGACAATCTCATAAGGCTGAGCACTGAGTATTTCATAAACACCTTTATTTCCGTATTCATACTCTGTCTGCGTACTTACGGAAGATTTCATACTGAAATATATAACTCCACCCAACACAACTCCGTTTTTTAAAACTACAGTATTTTTTTTACTTAATAAGTTTGTTAATTCCATTTAATTATCACCACTCATACAAACAGACAAGTTAAATATAATTTCTCTGTAAATACTTTTTAAATCACTATCAAATCGAATGGCTGAGATTGATGAGCTTTCAATAACATCATTTTCATCCGCACCATATATAGCCTGTTGAACCTTTACTGCAAATATGCTGAGTTCTTCCCCTGAAAAACTTCTGTCAGAATACAAGTCTATTTTCAAAGCAACTTCAACCAATTGTCCTTTTTTGTAGCTTTCTGCATATTCACCTGCAAAGGTCTCTCCAAACACAATCTTATCAATATTCACAACAGCAGTAATCCCCTCAATGGGCATTTGTGCAAAATTCTCTTTGTATGCTTTTATAAATTTGATTTCCTTAATTCTCTCATCCTCTTTAGCTTTGAAAATCAAGTCATTGCAAATGTCAATTATCCTTGTCATAATCATCCTCCACAGGGTCTGTGCAGGCGGTTAAAACCGCCCACACATAAACTAATTTACCCTTAACAAAATACGACCCGTAAGAATTCACAGTATATTTGTTACCGTTGCACTCAAGGGTTTCTCCCCCGTTTTTTTTCAGCTTTACATCAGGTCTGAGAATAATAAGATAGTGACGGTTGTCAAACAAACCTGCAGGAAGCCTGCTGAACACCGAGCGTGTTCTGTCACGGTAGTATAAAGGTCTGATAATACCCATTGTTTCCTGAGTTTTTTCTGTGTCTGTAATAACAACACTTGAACCGTACTTTCTTATTACATTATCACAGTTTTTTTCCATATCAGCACACCCTTTTGAAAACATACCCTGAGTTTATAAGGTCGCTTATTGTTTCAAGCTCTGTTTTCCACATATTTTTCGCTTCCGTAACTCTGTCCTTGTTAAGGGTTACTGAAATTTCTCCTGCTGAAAAGCTACTTTCTTCTCCTACAGAATAAGTTATATAACGATAATAGGAATATACTGCCGCAGCATTGTCGAGTCTCAGCAAATCCGATTCAGTAAGAGATTTTTTTGTTACAAGACTCTCAACATACGCCATCGAATCTTCAATCACAGGCAACCATTTTGAAATTTCTTCATCGGAAAAGCCTGTTATAAGTCTGAATCTGGTTATTGTATTATCAAAAGTCAACCTTCTCACCTTCTTAGTAAGTAAGTGCTCTTGCTGATTCTGTGAAAATTTTTGCAAAGCCTGCTGTGCAGGTAATAGCCGCACGTTCAAGCTGACGATCAATTAACTTATCATAATCTGTTACGATGTCCCCTGCCTGAACCATTTCAAGAGCACAATTTTTATCAAGACCGATAATTGTACCTGATGGAAGTGAAGGCACGTGTAAAAGTGTTGCACCTAATGGTGTAATCATCTTGCCTGTTCCCTGGAAATTAAGACCTGCTGTGCTGTCCTTCATTTCATCAAGAGCAAGAATTTTCTGCATAGCATCTGTAGGTGCTAAAATTGTATTGAGTTCATAAGGACTCATATCAGCCCAGAGCTTGAGTAAATCATTATATGTAATTACGCCTTCAGTTTCAGTTGCAATAGCCTTGCAAGGATTGTTGTTGCCGTCACCGTTAAGTAACACATCAACAGCATCTTTTAACTGAGCACGTCTGATGTAAGCACCAATCTGATTTAATGTTACTGTAAATAAGTCAATTCGCTGAAAACGTAAGGCTTCGTAAGATGAAACCAACATTCTGCCTCGCTTCATAAGTTTCACAAGATTTTCCTGTGTTTTTACAACTGTCTGAGGAATTGTTGCACCTTCGCCCACAATCATAAGTGACTTGTCTTCTTCAGATGGTACAGAAGCAATTGAACGATAATCCATACCTTCAATATTTGTAACTGTAGCAACAATGTCAGGAATAATATCTGCCTGTTCCATTCCCTGACGTACAGCTCTGCTTACATATTCAGGGAAAAGAGCAGCAGATGCACTTGTCTGGAAAAACTTTTCAACACAGTCACTTGCCTTACCTGATACCTTGATGTCAAATCTCTTGAGCTGTCTGCCAAAGGCATCTAAGCCTTCAAGAGAAGTACCCTCATAATTTTTTGATGGATCAAGAGCTTCCAAAACATCTGAAAGGCTCTTACCCTTTGTCTGATACATACCTTTTTCAATTGTAATATTTTCATAATTTGCCATTATAAATTCCCCCTTAAAGAATAAATGAAACATTCATATCATCGTCACAACTGATAACAAGACAGCTATGCTTAGCTGTTTCGTCAGCCTTTACAGTTGTATTGTCAATTGCACTGATGTTCTGATAACCTGTTGCAATCTTTGTTTCTGCCTTGGCTTCAACATAGCCTGAAAGCTGAACTGTTGCATAACCATTGCGTACATTCACACATACGCCTGCAATTTCATCACCGTCAGCACAAGGTGCTACAGTATAATTGTCAGAAACAGTTACTAAGTCACCTGCTTTTACTGATTCTTCCGCAACAAAAGTTGCTACATTTTCATTAAAGCCTTTAAAATCTAAGTTCATAAAATTTACCTCCGTTAAATTCTGAATTCTGTATTTTCGTTATTTTTGTTAGTGTTTTCACTGATAAGCTGTGGTCTTGGCGGTAAGAAATCAGCCGCCTTTTTGCTGTATGCATTTCTGAATTCTCTCAATTCTTCAATACCTAAAGACTTTGTAACAGCTTCCATAGTTGTTCTTGAAATTTCAGGCTGCACAATTGCAGAAAACTTCAGCACTTCTGCAATCAGACTGTTACGATACACAGCACCATCAGCCGCCTGTTTTTTAAGTGAATTAAAATACTTATTCAATTTTTTGCTGTCTTCTTTTGTCAGCGTAACAGCTTCGCTGTTTTCAATGGACTTTAAAATTTCAGTCATTTTTCTTTCCTTTCCCTTGAATCCTTTGATTACACCGGCAGATTTCTGAGCAGGCACAGCAACGAAGCTCCACTCGTATGCATCTGTAGGGTTTATCAATTCTCCGTAGCACATTTTGTCATTATAAAGTTCACCTTTGTGGTGCATACATTCTACTGAATTGATATTATTTCCGCAGATACTGCAACGTGTTTCCTCAACAGCACAGCCCACACTTACTTCCTTTAATATTCCGCTATCTATAGCCAGCATAAGTTCTTTGTTTTTTTCGCTGACAGGCATATATGCCCTTGCAACTAATCTGAAATAATCGTCACCTACAGCGTTTTTCTTATCCTGAACTGACTCAACCTTGCAACTGAAAATTCTTGCTGTCTGATTCTGAGCCTTAGGATTATGGTCAAACACACCGGTTTTTCCCACGAACAGCTTCTCAAGTTTAGAAAGACTTTCAACAGTAAAACGTTCATAATCTCTGTCAATGTCATTGTCGCAAAGCACAACAGAAAACACATAAACCTCTTCCTGTGTCATTTCACGTCTGGTAAACTGATTTATCAGCTCCAGCTCTCCCTGATTTAACTGTGCATGTTTTATAACCTGACCTGTTTTCAATCAGCATCACTCCTGTATGTAGTAGTTCTTACCTCGATTTCCTTAGCCTGTGCATTGTTAAGTCTTGCCTGAGACAACTCAACCTCATCCTGCAGATTTATCAAATCCCAATCCACATTTACTCCCTGAGCATAACCGTTAAGCAGTAAAAATGTATTGCAGATTTTCTCAATAACAGGTGTAACAATTGTTCTGTAATATTCAAGTTCACTTGTAAGAATATCAGCCTGCTGTGTACTCATTCTCTCTGTACTTGACCAGCTTAAACCGAGAACAAAAGGTGGCAAAGCAAGTTTAGCTACAATCTGCTCCATAATATGTCTCACAGGAACATCGCAATCAAGGACCTGATTATCAGCACCGATTACTTTTACGCTAATATCACCAACAGAAATGAAGTCACAAACCTCACTGCTTCTCATAGCTTTACTCCATTCATCAGCAATCTGCTGAGCCTGTTGCTGAGTAACTGTCATAGCACCTGACTCAGGCTTGTATGTAACGGCAAATCTCACATTACCAATACGCTCCCAATTGTTTCCGATTGAATTAAAAATTTTGAGTAAAACAGAGCTTACAAAAGGTAAGCAATTGAGAATTGAAGTACCCTTCACTGTACCGGGTTCAGGATTTAATAGCGTTGGAAGAATCAAATTCTGATAAGGCACAGGAGTTGTTGTGCTGTCGCTTTTACAAACTATGAGATTAAGAGGATTTCCGTCTGACACAATCTGCACATCCTTCTGATTAGCAATATACAACGCAGCAATAGTTGAATTATCTGATGCAAGAACCATTTCACCAACTGCACTACCATAGGTAAGCAAATCGTTTATATAAGCAGTAATAAAAGGATAAATTCCGTAATTACCACCGCCTGTTCTTACACTTTTCAGAAATTCATTCAAAACAGCTGTAGCACCTTTGTCATTAGCTCTTACCTTAAAGTTTCCCATAAGTCTGACAGTTTTTTCAATTGCCGCATCAATAATCGGCACAGCCTCTCTCAGACTTTTATACAAATCAGCTTCAACTCTGTTAAGAGGTGTGTAGCCGTTTATGTATGAAAAAGGGTGATTTGCTGAGGTTGACGGCGT